TTTATAAGACGCTTTCTCTAATGTAGTCATATCTTTCCAACAAATATGAGCATAGTTTTTCATATCAGTCTCCCATTGCTCATCTTCCGATTTACTTTGCTTACTTTGCTTACTTTGCTTACTTTGCTTACTTTGATTACTTTGATGGCCGTATCCGTATCCGTATCCATGTTCATATTCATTAACAATAGGGGCATACTTTTTAGGCTTGACCTTATCCTTTATCTCTTGCAATAAATCTAAATCACTAAATGTATGTCCGTATTCAATATCTATTTTTACATTGTCCAATCTAATATAAGGAAAACCTACTGGAGACATTGCTAATGCCCCTCGCATCTCATTCTTTTTATTAAATACTACTGCAACACAAAGCCCATGCTTGCCAATTAAACCCATAGTCTCATAATCTTGACCTGACCAATTAGTAGACATATTAACGTGACTATGCCACCAAAACGCCAACTCTCCTTCACTGTCTCTCATATCATAACAAGCCCTAGCTACGGCATTATCATCAAGGTCAGTATGAGCAGAACCTACCTCTTGATCTAATAAAATTACATCAATTACTCTATAAGCATTTTCTTCTACATCAAATTTAACTGTACCTAATCCGCTTACTTCCATGCTACAATTATCAACTATAAATTGTATTTTAGTCTTTATCTCTAAAGGAATTATTATTCTGGGCATATTAACCTCACCATATCTAAATTATTAATATCAAAATTCAATGTCTGCGATCTGTAATTATCTTTATCCCTCAACTGTTCCATAACTGTCCTAGCAATCAATCCCCCCGCTATTAATGATGTATAAGCAATTGCTTTATTAGTACACGCTTCCTGAACTGCATCACTATCGTCAAATAAAGTATCAGAGTAATATTTATGCTGTTTGTTGAATATAGGCCCTGACTTAATAGAAATAATAGTCAAAAACTCAATGGCCATTCGTGCATCAATAAAAAAAGAAGAACAAATAGAAACGAATAATATTTTCCTCGCTGTCATTGTATCTACTGCCAATATTGTTAGTCCTCCCTCTACGTGATCAGTATTAAGAGTATTAATCCTTGTAGGAATTGCAATAATATCAACTCCCGTCTGCTCCTTTATCATTCTCTTTAAACAATCTACTTTAAATTTACCAATATCCTTTAGCCTATATAATTGTGGGGCAATATTTTCTTCCTCCACTTTACCATCGTCTGCAATAGTAATATCAGTAAAGCCAAGTTTAGCTAGTGCCAAACACGCATAACTGCCAATAGAACCCGCCCCTATAATATTGATAGGGTAGTTAAGGTCTATTTGTCCTAATATATCCCTGTGCCTAGTTAAGTACATTTGATACCTCTTCTGTAATAAAGATTCTAAATTCAGCTACTTTAATATTAAATACACCTTGTCCACGTCCCTTTAAATACCTAGTCCACTGTTCTAATACGTCATTAAAACTATCTTCACTAATTCTTTGTAAATTAGTATCACTCTCTTCATCATCACCATCTTCACCATCTTCAAAATATGAATACTCATTAGGATTATCTAACCCCTCTCCAAATACCGTAATTAATTTTTTTCTATAAGAGGTTAAACTCTGAAGCATCTCGTAATCATCGCCATCGTGATCAAGAAAAGATATTCCTAATAAAGTCTCTTCTAGTATAGAAGAGTATGTATTCTTCTTAACCGCCTCTTCCCATTTAACTAATTCATCCAATCCAATTAACTCAATTACTTTAATATTATACGGATAACCAATTGATCTATTTACAATGTGGTCTTCTATTCTTTTGCCCAATATACTGAATCCTGATGCCTGTATTTTATGTGGAGAACAGTGGAATACATCAGTAGTAAGCATTGACAGTGATAACTCATTTAATGAAATATAAGGAGAATCAGAATTATATGTAGATAATAAATTCTCAATCATTACAACGTGATCTTGATACCCACTAATCACTACAGAAGCACTATTTTCACTTAATACATCTATAAAATTACCTAGACATATCTTAACATTACCATTAGTAATACTAGATATATGAGGGTGTATAAAAGAAAGAGAAACAGCCCTAATGACAGTCCTTACGTGTACGGTACTAAAAGTCAAAACATTATTCTTTAAAATATACATAACTTTTATCATTAAAGGAGGCACAGGCATGGCTTCAATATACCTAGTAGGTCTTATATACGTTAGTACCCCTTCATAACAATCTGTCGATAAATATAAATCCACAAATGTCAAGGACATAGAATTAAAAAACGCTTCAATCTTCTCTTTATCAAAGAAGTCAATGTTAATATCATTCTTATTTTTATCTATCAGCTTTGCCAGAAGTGCTTGACTTGTTATAAATCGTCCTACTTTCTGAGTACCTACATTTAAACTGATTTTAAGCCCCACTAGCTCTCTTTCACGCCTCTCAATTTCCTGAGAATTCCCATCGTTACTGTTCTTTAAACTTTCCAGTAATTCCTTGTTAGTCTCGAAATTTTGTAACAAGGGATTGTCGTAGATAGCTCGCTTAAAAGCGGGCGTAAGTAACTCTCCAGATTCGACAAACATAATAACCTCCAGTGTTTGTATAAGGAAAAAATATTCCTTTATTCAATTGACAAGACTTAGATTGCCAGTTCAATAAAAGAAGCGGTATTTCTACCGCTAATATAGGAGACTATGCGCCCTTTACGCTTGGGGCGAATACAACGTAGCTACCAAATACAAGAGTTGATGTTGTTTGAGCAGGTACACCGCCAATATTAATCGTGTAGTTCCCTGCTAGGTTGAGTCTGTTCATTAATTCTTGTACTGTTGTTCCTGAAAAATCCTCTATTACTTCAGGTTGTGCTCGTCCCATTATCTTAACTGTTACTGTAATCATAAATATCTCCTATGATATTGTGCCGATATTGGCAGTTTATTTTAAAAAAACCCACTAATTAAATTAATGGGGTGGCAATCGAGATAGCTGGAATGGCTTGATGACGATTGCCGAATTGACCTTGCAATTGCCGTGCCAAGCTAACCTACCGATTTCACATTGCCAGTGTTGGCACACTTCTTGCCGTCAGTGCCGAAGTGACACCGTTACGACTTGGCACGTTTCTTGCCGTGGGACAAAGTGACACCGATCTGGGGTCAAAGTGACACCGATCCAAATTGGCACGTTTCTTGCCGTCAGTGCCGATTTACGGCAAGAAAAACCGACTATAATGATAGCAAGTCAAGCCATTCTGCGTTGGTTGCACCTTGGCAGTTTAGCCTATTTAGGGGCTTTTTTAGGGCTTATTAGGGGCTTTTTTAGGGCTTATTAGGGGGCTTATTTTTAGGGCATTTGCTATGCAGAAACGCGTAGCGTGGTAAATGTTACAACCCCAAAACGTGACTGTAGGTGTCGCTGTAACATGATTATAGGCATCAAAATGAAGATTGTATAGACACATGGAGTATTATCTCGTGCGTTACGAAATGACTCAAAACTGACGTAAAAATGTTACAGTGACAAGATGCGTTTCTGCCATGCAAACTTTTGCGTAGCTGTAACATGTAACATGACCGATATTACAGGGATTTTGGCAAGGTTTAGGTGTATGTTACAATACTAGTTCTATAACTTTAATCAATGCAAAAAACAGGTCCCGAGAGAAAAATGAAAAACACATATACGTGAAAGTGTTGGGAAGTAGCTGTAACATGTAACAAGTGTAACAAGTAATAAAAATTGTTTAGCTATAAAGTGGCTGTAATTTATGGCAAAAACTCGACCGCTAATGACAAGCCGAGTCAGTGACCAAAAATAAATTAAAATAAAAAAATGCCCTCTATTATTTTTACAGTAATTCCTATCGCTACGAGCAAAGCAAGCATCTCACAGCGCGATATGTTACGCTTCATTGAAATCACTATTAGGAAAAAAGGATTCCATGCATAGAAAGGCATCATCAGAGTCTATTAGAGCCTCATAGGTAAGTATTTCAATTGGAGACAATACATTGGACTCGGTTAATGGAAAGTCTGACCAATTGGCAAGTAAACAGTTTGGATCAATAATTGCAGTATTCATAGATTCTCCACTTTTAAAATATAGCCCACCATTGGCGGGCTTATTGTTTTTTTTTTTATTAAAGATTATTCGCCATTTGTAAAACTGATTCTTGATTGTTGATAATAAATTCAATTTGATCTTTGTTTAAATAAGCGGTTCTGAAACCTTGTGCTATTTTAATACTTAGTTTGCCTGAATCTTTGGCTGTGTGAATTTCAGCTGTGACAGGGGTTTTAGGTCTTTGAGCGATCTTTGCTTGTTTTAGGGCCTGCTTCATAGATTCAAGCTCAAGAGTAAGTTGTTCGATAGTTTTAGTCATAAAAATTCTCCAGTGAATAATTTAATTCGGAAAACGAAATTGTTTGCCGATGTGGATTGACCAAGCAATTGCCGTGCCAAGTCGTAAGTAGCTGAGATTCCGTAGGGCATGGGGTCAAAGTGACACTGAGCATGGGGCCAAAGTGACACCACTGGGGTCAAAGTGACACCGATCTGGGGTCAAAGTGACACCATATCCTTTTATCGCGCTCACGAGCGCACGACACGCGTACACACGTTTCCTTATCGCGCGCACATGAGTAAGCACACGGCTCCTTATCGCGCGCACACGGCTCCTTATCGCGCGCACACGGCTCCTTATCGCGCGCACACGGCTCCTTATCGCGCGTACACGGCTCCTTATCGCGCGTACACGGCTCCTTATCGCGCGTACACGGCTCCTTATCGCGCGTACACGCATACAAGCACCCCTACCCCCCCCAACGCTCGTCGAGGATTATGGATTTGGTGCACTGCTCTCGCGATACAAAAAAACGAGATGAGTAACTACGCAGAACCTCAAACAGTTAAACCGCCTAAAATATAAAAAAATAAAAAATAAAAAATAAAAAATAAAAAATATAAAAACTTGACATAAGTAAATTTGCCAGAGTAGGATATTCTAAATGCCCTTGGCGTATGGGCATAAAACATACGCCATTTAATCCAATCCTTTAAGGAGGACAATTGGAAAATGCACTATCTGTACAGAACGCAGAACCTAATTTATATCATATTTATAACAAATCAACATTAGCGTATGAGACAATAGACCTTAACACTGGAAAACTTTGCGTAGTGGAGTCTGTTCCTGATACTTCTCATTTTGTTTACTGCCTATTATTAGTGGATAAACTTTGCAACCATATCAGAACGGGTAAGACGCTTCGTGAGATTTGCCGTATGCCTGACATGCCAGAGTCTAGTAGGATTTATGCTTGGCTGTCCCTTCACCCTGAGTTCCGTATTCGCTATGAGCAAGCTAGGAAGCAGAGGGCAGATGTATTCCACGATTTAGTGATCGAGGAAGCGAGGAACGCTATTAGCAAGGACGATGTTCCTGTGGCTAAGTTACGGATTGACAGTTACAAGTGGGCAGCGGAGAAGGCTTCTCCAGATTACTATGGCAAGAAGGACGACAAGGTTTCTGGTCCTGCGAGTATCAATATAACTTTACATACAGGGGTGCTTGACTCTGAGGGTCCGAAGGATATACTTATCGATGAGTTTGGTAATTTTAAGGGATTTGACGATGGTAAGGGTAACAAGGAGACAGTTGTGGTTACTGTGGAGCCTACTCCTGTGTTGCAGGAGCGTTGGGGTGTTTCCGATACTATGGTAAATGTAGATATAAAAACATAAGGGGAATTATATGGCAGCAGCAGACGACGCAAAAAAAAGAGTAGCAAAGGCATTGGCAAGCAATAAGAAGAAAGCAGAAAGAATAAAAGAAGCGGGAGTTCCTGCTGGGCAAGAGGGGTACATTCAATCTGGCTCAGAAAAGATTGTGGCCGATCAAGAAGCAGCTAAGAGTAGAAAAGAATCTATCAAATATGGTAATTGGAACTAGTATGAAAGCTAAGACACTTAGTATTTTAGACAGTAAGTTAGAAAAGGCAGAACTGCCAGAAGACGAAGAGACTAAAAAAGATGTGTATAATAAGAAAGTAAAAGAAGCATTGAAAGAAAAGAAAGATAAACAACGTGCTAAATATGGTGGACAAGCTCCACAACAGGAATAAAAAAATGAAAGCTCCAATTTTTAAAGCAGTTCTAAAAAAGAAAGTTTGTAAAAAATGTAAGAAAGAAATGTCTAAATGTAAATGTTAGGCATTTAACAATTAGGATTTTTTGGCTGAGACAAAAATAATAAGTTTTGGATATACTCCAAGACCTATACAAGCACATTTACACCAGACTATAAGGCAGAGGAAGATACGATTTTTCGTAGCTGTTTGTCATAGACGTTTTGGTAAGACACGGTTTGCACTGGCAGAGCTGGCCACGGCAGGGCTTGAGTGTATCCATCATAATCCACAGTATGCGTATATTGCTCCTACTTATGGGCAAGCGGAGCGTATTGCTTGGGTGTATTTGAAGGAGATGTTCGAGCATTATCCAGGAATTGATAAGAACGAAGCTAAGTTACGGATACGTATTCCTCGCCATGATAAGGGTGACTTTATTACTATATGGCTTTTGGGAGCAGAGAACCCTGATAGTATTCGAGGGATTTATTTAGACGGATGTATCTTTGATGAGTTTGCTCAGATGATTCCTTCTATCTGGGGGGAGATCGTGCGTCCATTGCTATCTGACAGGCTTGGGTGGGCGGTATTTATTGGTACTCCTAAGGGAATGAATCAGTTTTACAAGATGTTCCAGACGGCTCAGTTGAACATGTCTAAGAATCCCCATTTAAAATGGCTTGCTTTTTGTGCTACTGCGGATAAGACAGGTATTATACCACCTGAAGAGTTAGAGGCTTTACGCGCTGAGATGAGTGAGGAAGAGTTTGATCAGGAGTTTATGTGTTCTTTCCAAGCTGCCTTGGTTGGAGCTTACTATGGCAAGTACATGGTGGAAGCAGAGCAACAGGGGCGTATCCGTGATCTTCCTTACGATCCTCAGTACCTAGTTAAAACGTGGTGGGATATAGGGGTAGATGATTCTACCGCTATCTGGTTTACTCAGCAGATTGGGGAGCATATGCACGTTATAGACTATCTTGAGATGAGTGGGCAGGGATTAGAGTATTATGCTCAGAAGTTGAAGGAGAAGGGATACAGTTACGCAGAGCACACTTTCCCACATGACGGTGCGGTTAGGGAGTGGGGTTCGGGTAATTCGAGGGTTAATACTGCCAAGAAATTGCTTGGAATTAGACCTAAACTTGGTAGGAAGACTCCTGTAGCTGACCAAATAAATGCGGTAAGGGTTTTATTAAAGACGGCTAAATTTGATAGGATTAATTGCATGAGAGGACTTGACGCTTTGAAGAACTACGAGAGAAAATGGGACGCTAAGAACGGCATTTTTCAAGATTCTCCTTTACACAATTGGGCTTCTCATGGGGCATCTGCTTTTGCAGTATTAGGTGTTTGCTATAAGTCAAGCGGTGATATAAACTCAAAGAGCTTTCCGAGAGAAGCGGAAACTAAATTTGACCCTTTCAAGAGGTAGTTATGGCAGTAAAAAAGAATTTTAATGATGGTAATTTTAGTTGGCAAGATGTTTTTGATACTCAAGAGGCTTTAGATACAGGGATTTTAGGCTATGCTACTGCTGGAACATTGACAGAAACGAATACAGACAAGTTTAGAGATACTAAAGATAGTTTAACAAGCGATGTACAAACAAAAGACTTAGGTTCAATGTTAAATATGCAGGGTAATATTGGAGCACAAGAAGGAATTGATGCATATAGAAGAAGAAAATTAGATCAAGCAAAGCTATCTAAACAACAGGGTACAGGACAATCGCAATCTATTCTTGGCGGGAGTAATTCCTAATGGGAACAGTAGTACAAAACAACACAAGGGATAAAGAATTATCTCAATATGTAATAAATAAATACGACAAATTAAAGTTATATAAATCCTCATGGGAATCGCACTGGAAAGAATTGACTACTTATTTTTTACCAGAGAAAAGTAATGTTTGGGGTGGAAGTGTTCCTGGAGAAAAGAAGGGGCAAGAACTTTTCGATTCAACGGGAAGACGTTCATCTGAAAGACTAGCATCAGCTCTACATGGTATGCTAACTAACCCTTCTGTGCAGTGGTTTAGTTTCTCTACTGGAGACCATGAAACGGATAATAAATTAGAGAACGCTAAATGGTTACAGGATACTGCTAAGACTATCAATGGTATTTTAAATCACTCTAATTTTCAGTCAGAAATTCACGAGGTCTATTTAGATTTATGTTCTTTGCATACTTCTTATTTGAGAATTGAAGAAGATGAAGATGAAGTATGTAGATTTCAATCTAGACCTATTTACGATTGTTCTATTTCTGAGAACTACAGGGGAGTAATAGATACAACTTACCATGAGTATAAAAGAACACTTGATCAGTTATATGGCGAGTATGGAAACTCTCTTCCTAAAGAATTATTGGAGTTGCGTTTTAAAGACCCTTTAAAAGAATATGAAATTATCCATGCTGTAGAACCTTCGGATAGAATGCCTGAAAGACTAAGACACCCATTACTACCTTTTACTTCTGTAAAAGTATTAAAAGAACATTTTGTAATATTAAAAATTGAAGGGTTCCAAGAAAATCCTTGTATTATTTCTAGATTTTATAAACTTTCAGGAGAGATGTACGGGAGAGGGCCTGCTATGTATGCTCTTCCTGATGTTAAGACAGCCAATCAAATGATGAAAGTATGGCTAGAAGGAGCGCAACTTGCAATCAATCCTCCTCTACAAGTCCCTGATGAGGGAGTATTACTTCCAGTACGATTCGTTCCTGGAGGAACAAATTACTATAGAGCAGATTCTAAAGATAGAATTGAACCAATTATTACAGGGGCAAACCCCCAAATTGGGAACCAGATCATTGAATTGCTTCACGCAAACATACAGAAAGCATTCTATATCGATCAATTACATTTGGTTGAATCAGATAGAATGACCGCTACTGAAGTACAGATGAGAAGAGATGAACAATTGCGTACGCTTTCTCCTATATTGGGTAGATTAATGTATGAACTTCACGCTCCAATTATTGTTAGGGTAATGGGTATTGCTTCTAGAAAGGGGTTATTAACTCCTCCTCCAGAAGAACTGTCACACTCTAAAATAGAGATTAAATTTGTATCTCAACTAGCTAGAGCACAAGAATCAGTAGAGGGGGATTCGGCAGTAAGGGCATTACAAACAGTAATGCAATTTGCGCAAGCTGATCCAACTATTATAGATGTGCTTGACTTAGATGCTACAGCTAAATTTATCTATAAATCGTATGGTGCTCCTTTACACTTACTTCATACTGAGAAAGAGACTAAGGACATTAAAACTAAGAGAGAGCAGGTACAACAAGCAGCTCAACAGGCCCAGATGGATCAGATGAACTCTCAATCAACAAAGAATATGGCCCAAGCACAAGCTATTGAGCCGAAACAATAGGATTTAAATGGTATTTTGGAAAAGGCATAAGAGAGCAGATTTAGTTCGAGCATACAAAACAGTATTCTCTACTGATGAAGGAAAACTAGTATTAAACGATCTAATGAAAACATTCCATATTTTACAGTCAACGATGGACGCTAATCCTCACGAAGTATCGTATAAAGAAGGAGAAAGATCAGTAGTTCTTAGGATATTGAGAACCATTAATATAGATGCTAATGAATTAGAAAAAATCTTGAATGATCAAGAAAAAATATAACGATCCTGTAATGGGACAATCGAGGAGAATTTATGGATATTAATTTATTAGGAAGTGTAGCTGGCGGTGCAGAAAATACTTCGACAGAATCAGGACAGCAAGCGTCTTTTAATCCATCTGCGGAACCTCTGTCTACATGGACGGCTCCTGAATGGGCAAAAGGATTGAATATAGGAGAAGAGATTTTAAAAGAGCCTATGTTTTCATCTGTTAAAGATATGAATGATGTGGTTAAAGGATACTACCATGCGCAGAAAATGGTAGGTGCAGATAGAGTAGTAATTCCGAATAAAAACTCTACAGCAGAACAGTGGAAAGATTACTATGTTAAAGCTGGACTCCCTGCGGGATTAGAAGACTATAAAGCAGAATTACCTCCTTCTATGGACAATAAGGAATTTAATAAGTTACTAACGGCAAAAGCGTATGAGATGAATATTCGTCCTGATCAACTATCTTCTATTGCAAATGAAATGGAAAAATACAATGAGCAAATTGTAACAGGTTATGAGCAAGAACAAGCACAAGAAAAGGAACAAACTTCAGAAGGTCTAAAAAAAGAATGGGGAAATGACTTTCAAAGAAATTTGATGGGAATACAAAAAACAATTGAACATTTTGGCGGTAAAGATTTACTTAGATCTGTTTTAGAGTCTCCATTGTCAAATGATGGACATTTTTTAAGGTTGCTTAATAACATTACATCTAAATTAAATAGAGAAGATACATTTTCTCAAGATGTTGTTCAGACGTTTGGAATGAGCAGTAAAGACGCACAATCTAAAATAAATGACATCTACGCGGATAATACTGGAGCATATTACGATAGCAATAGTCCAAAGCACAAAAGCGCAGTAGAAGAAATGTTACGCTACCAAGAAATTATTTCTAGACAGTCTTGACACTGACGCGTAGTACGCTTATTCTAGAATTAGAAATTCTACAGGACAAGCGTATTACGCCCCATAAAAGTTGATTTTCTAAAATCAAGACCCGAATAATCGGATAATCTTAAAAAAAATGTTTTATTAATTTTAGGAGAATCTTATGTCTACATCAATAGTACCTGTTCATTATGTAAACTCGTTCAATTCAAACGTTTGGCACTTGGCCCAACAAAAATCTTCTCGTCTAGCTGGTCTAGTTCGAGTTGAAATGCAAAAAGCAGAAAATCAATTCTGGGATTTCTACGGTCTTTCAGCAGCTCCTACTCAAAGAGTAAACAAGTATGCTGATATCGTTCCGTCTGAAACTGCTCGTGATAGACGTATGGCTTCTTTTTTATCTTACGATAAAGCAGAGTACGTTGATCATTTAGATAAATTGAATATGATCCATGACCCACAAGCTCCAATTTCTCAAGCATTCCAAATGGCCTTTGGTCGTTTAATGGATGGTATTATTCTTGATGGTGCTCTTGCAGACGCTAAACAAGGAAAAGCTGGCGCTATTTCTGTTGCTCTTCCTACATCTCAAAAACTAGTCTCTTTCGATGGTACAACTACTAGCGGTGTTGGTCTTAACGTCCCAACTCTTAGAGCTATCAAAAAGAAATTTGAACAAAATGAAGTTGAAGGAGAATTGGTTTTAGTAGTAACTGCTGAAGAAATCGATTCTTTACTTGGAATTACTGCTGTAACTTCTACTGACTTTAACAGTGTTAAAGCATTAGTAGCTGGGGCTGTAGATCAATTTATGGGTATAAGATTCGTAAGAACTGAACTTGTAAGACGACCTTCTGCTAACATTACTTACAATGTTACTACTGGAGTTTACGGATCAGGTTCGGGAACTGTAACTTATACTAAAGCTAGACGTTGTATTGCTTTCGTAAAACAAGGCGTACTAATGGTAAAAGCAGAAGATATGTCAACAATGATCGATAGATTACCAACTAAAGGCGACGTAATCCAAATCTACTCAAAAATGTCTGTAGGGTGTACACGTCTTGAAGAAAAATGTGTACTAGAAGTCATTACTTCAGAAGAATAACAATAATTAATTAGGGGCGAAAGCCCCTTTATCTTAGGAGAATATCATGACGGCTATTAGCGGTAATAATTACACAAAAGCATTTATAAATGTCCCTGCTGAACGTCCTAACGTAGGAGAGTACGGAGGAGCTGTAAAAGTTCTTTTCGATGCCTACACTGGAACACCTTCTGCTGCTGACGTTTTATCAGTTGGAAAAATTCCAAGTGGTGCAAGAATACTAACAATCTCTTCTTTTGTAGGTATGGGCGCAGCTCCTACTTTTTCAAAAGTAGATAGTCTAGGAGCACCTACAGTATTGGCTGTAGGAGATGTTCTTTTAGACGAATCGATAATTAAAGTAACAGCGGCAGGTGGAGGTTACACTGCTAATCCTTTTGGATTTATTACTTATACTGTTGTTTAATTAAATAGTAGAATAATTCTTACTTCTAATGGCGAGGTATAAAATCCTCGCCTTTTTTTTATCTGGGTGGGATAAATGGATAAATTAACGATAATTAATACTGCTTTAGCTAGATGTGGGGCAGAACCCATCGTAACTTTAGTCGATGTCAATAAGCGAGCTCTATTAGCTATCGCTCAATATGATGTTACTTTAAAAGAAGTTATCAACGATACAACTTGGAACTTTGCTACTAGTAGAGTTAGATTAACAAAATCAACTGTTCCATTATTTCAATATGCTTGTTCCTATTCTTATGCCTCTAATGTTGTACGAATACTTGAATTGAATAAAACATCTTCACTCCAAGAAATCACTTATAGAGTTGAAGGAAGAAAAGTAGTTACAGACTATGATGATAAAGTGGTAGTGGTAACTATAACTAGATCAAGCACTACTGCTACAGTAACACAAGTCGGACATTTATATTCAACAGGAGATTCTGTTAATATTTCTGGGGCAACTCAAACTCAATACAACGGCACATTTACAATAACTGTACTAACTGCCAATACCTATTCTTATGCAGTAACAGGAAGTCCTGCTACACCTGCCACAGGTTCGATACATGCCACTAAAGAAACAAATGTACTCTATGCTAGAGTCTTAATTTTTGAGACTGATGAGACATTATGGAACCCTAGTTTCATTAAGGCATTCTACTTAAAACTAGCTGAGGATATGGCATATTCACTAGTACAATCAGCAGCTCTACAACAAGCAATCATTCAAGAAGCTGAAAGATACTTACGAAGAGCAAGGTCATATAATTCTCAAGAAGGAACTCCCGAATCTCGTTATCCAGAAGATTCTACATTTGGAATTCGACAATGAGTAAATTTACTAGAATTATAAATACTTTTAAGAATGGATTAATATCCCCTAGATTAAGAGGCTCTATTTCCGAGGCTTCTGATTTATCTTCCGCAGAAGTGTTAAATAATTTTATAGTAGATAGAACAGGAGCAATCACAAAAAGGCCGGGACTAGAATTATTATCAAAAGCTAATTATGTAGTAGACAAACAGAATTTTACTGTCCCTTTTTTAGGAATAGATTATACAATATCTGTTGATCCTAGTGGTACTTTTGGGGCAATAGATGGTAATTTTAGTTCTACAACTATTCTAATAAATGAAGGAGAACAGCCAACTAAAGTATTTGGAACAGGAATTTTTCCAAAATATGTATCAGCTTGGGGTTATGCTGGATTTACCTTTTATGTAACAATGTTTAATCTACATGGATTTGTTGTTGGAGATACTGTAGTAGTTTCTGGACTAGATTGCAGCTCACCAACTTTGGTAAATGGAAAATTTGTAATAACTATAGTCGACGCTTTAAACATTTTTTTTACGGCAACAGCACTTCCTTCTGGACCACCTACAGTAAGTCCTAATGGAGCTTATGTTACTAGATATGAAATATCAGGAAATAATTCTGACATGGCCATGTGGAATGGTAGATACATGATTGCACCAGTTGATGAAATATATTTTATAGATAATAAATTATCCGCGTATCAAAATAATAGTCAGATAAAGGTTATTCAATATAAAGTAATTTCAGAAAGAACAGTAGTATTTACTACAAACAGATTTTCTTTTTTAATTTCTCTATTAGATTATACAACTGATGTACTAAATGTTAGAAAATTTATTATCTATCCCTATTATGTATCTACTGTTTTATTACAACGCACTTTAGGTAAATATATAGGAGATGGAGTAGATTGTCCTATTTGTCCAAGTAATTTTCCTTTTAATACTTTGAATACAGATCCAACTGCAATAGCTTATTCAACTGTAATGCCTATTCTATATGGCTCAACCTCAACTTCTGGAGTAGTAGTTAAGTCTACGCAAGAAATAAGCAGTTGGGTTACTGTGTCTAAATCAGTAGCTTACTTAGCGGGAGGTTCCGAAAATGGATTAGTAGGAAGATTTATATCTATACCATCTGATGATGCGACTAAAGACCTTGTATTTTTTATCACTCTTGTGTATACCTTTTCAAGCACTACTATAACATATAGTGCTATTCAGTGTGTAGGGGGAGTAACCTCAGGATCAGGATCAACTCTTTGGAAAATATCCTCTTGGGGAGATAATAATCATCCAGAAGTTTGTGGATTTGCGTTCGGAAGATTGATGTATGCCAATGTTTCTAGTAATCCTTCTTCTTGGTGGTCTGCTGCTTTACACCCAAATAATATTTACTATAGACAAGGATTCATGCAAGTAAATCTTTTGCAAGACGCTAGTTCAGATTTTTCAGGTATTAATTATCAGGGAGCAACATTCTCTTCAATATCTACTTCTACTACTAGATCAAATATAACTGATATTTTTAGATTTGGATTTGGGGATACATTACCTTCTTTAGGGAAAATTTGTTGGATAGCTTCTAGAAGAGCTATTCATATGGGAACTTCTAATGGTGAAAATCAAGTAACGGTTCCTGGAGGCAATTATTCTGCGGCTACATACAGTCAAACAGCATTTGGTACAAATGCCTCTATTGTATCTATGACTACTGATGGAGATAGAAAAATATTCTTTTTAGCAAATGAAGGTAGAGATATTCGAGTTATTATAACTGAAGATAAAGATTTTGATTCTTTGGACAATTTAGTTTCTTTAGCTCTTACAGGATTTGATCTTATCTTTACAAAAATAGAATGGATAAATGAATTGCAAGGACTTCTATGCCTAACAAATACTAAAGATTTATATTTTCTAGCTGTTCATTCCGATACAAAAATACAGGCTTTTTCAAAGTTTACATTTGAGAAAGAACTTTTAGATTTTTCTGGACTAAGGGTTTATTTAAAAGACGGTAGTTATGAATTAGTAACAAGATTTATTATAGATTTAACTGAAGGAGGAAAATATCCTACTACTCTTCCGCTACATGGAGATATATATAGATATGCAGTTGGAGCACTTCCAGGTTTTTCTTTATTTTCTAATAAAACAGTACATATAGTAATTATTGATCAGGAAGGTGTTTATACATATTACGACTTTGATGTACCTTCTGGTTCTTTTTTAACTAGTTTACTTCCTTTTGATTCTACTCTTTTAACAACTGAGACAGTTTATATTTATACTGATTCAGTCTATGCTGCAATTAAAACTTTACCTATACATGAAGGTGCTAAATTTGGATCGTCTGTTGGAGATATTCAAAGAATAGACAGGATAACTGTTTTAATAGATAAGTCTGGACCTTTTCAATATGGTCCAGATGAAAATAATTTAATGAGTTCTGAAGGAATAACAACAGGAAATACTACTAAATTAGTTTCAATTGATTTTCCTCAATCTCCAGACAAAGAAGTTCATGTTTATATAGAATCATTAGACCCTACACCTTTAAATATATCAGGCATAGCTTTAAGAGGCGTAAGTTACTCAGGAGAATAATATGGCCAGTAGTATATTAACAGGAGCAGGAGCAGGAGCAGCTACAGGTGCAGTTGCAGGAGGAGTTTACGGAGCAGCAGCAGGAGCCATAATAGGGGGAGTTACTTCTTATCTAGGAGATAAATCCGCTGAAAAACAAGCCGAAGCTAAACAAGCCGCTTTAAAGAAACAATCTGACAGAAGATTAGCTCAAGGTAGACAACAATCAGAAGCTTTAAAAGCACAAGGTGGAGCAGACCAAACTTCAGAATTTTCTAGTATGCTAGGAAGAGGAGTTAGCCGTAACGCTTCCATAGTAAATCAATCTTTAGATGAGATAGCTAATAGAGCAATGTACGCTTCAGATCAAGCATTAGAGCAGGCTAGACTTGATTCTGAGGCGATTATGGAAGATAGACAAGCGGTAGGGTCTGATTATAGGGATTCAGTACAGGCAAGGAATATAGATAATGTAGACACTATTCTTCAAAGAGGAACTAGCCTATATGAACCAAAAGCAAAAGCAAAAGCAAAGTTACCACTGCCAGATAATGGTGGATGAATATAAGGATATAAAATGGCAAGAGTAGATTTATCACAATTAAATATTCCAGTGGCCGAAGTTCCTAGAGGACAACAAATCTTTAGTGGACAAGGACAACAATCTTATGAAGCCTTGTCTTCAGTTACAAAAAATTTAGGAAATGTCGCTATTGATTTATACCATAAGCAAAAAGATGTAAATACAGACAGAGAAGCTCAAGATGCTTGGGGTAAGATGGATGGCGAAATTGCTAATAAGAAATCACAGGCATTAGTAAATATTGATGTGGATACCAATTTAGTTAAAGGTACTAAGGATACATATGAACAGCATATAGCTAAATTTAGGGCAGAAAAATTTACTGAGTATGGTGAAGGCCTAGAAGATGATTTAGCTAGAGGAAAGTTTAACGATATCGCAAGACCAAGAATAACCGAAGATAACATAAAAGACTTATATCTTGGAGTGTCCCTTACTAAGAAAAATGTATTAGATGGGTGGGATAAAACAATCTCTAGTACATCTGATCCTATATTATTGTCGAGTGCCTCTTCTACAGATCAGTCATATAAAAATGCTCTAGATCAAATCAATTTAAAATACCCTACTATGGAAAAGACCATAGGACTAGGACCTGCTTCTTTAGCTAAAGATAAAGCTATGAAAGAGATTTTTGAAACTAAACTTAGAACCAATCTAAGAAATGCACAATCTTTTAATGGTGTAGATTCTAAAATGGCGGCCGATAGTTTTGGAAGATCATTAGGACCTTCATTAGGATTAGCTGATATTGGAGAATACAGAAAATATGTCCAACAAAAAATTGATTTAAGTGGGATAAAAGACGGGACTCCAGAAGGTCAAAAACTCTATGATTCAATCATGGAAGATTTAACTGGAAAAGATATTGAAAGTAGATTTAAAACTACTCCTCCAGATAAAAATGCGGATTTATTATCAGCTCAAGAAAAGAATGATTATTTAGATAAGTTTCTAACTATTAAATTTAAGATGGCGGTTGCTGGGAAAAATTCAAATATAAAACAACTTGAAGATTGGAAAGCCAATTCTTTAGCAAAAGGTTCTATAACAGACTTAAAAGAATTTTCTAGTATAGTAACTAGTCCTGATTATAAAGGAGAAAAAACCGATATAATTAGAGATGTGAGTGATGCTGTTTTTACTGCCTTCTTGAATAAGGCACATAAACAATATATTCCATCAGGAGGAACTAGCGATGCGGGTTGGCAGACACTTATAGATGAAGATTTAAATAATTCTCTACCTTCCTATTTAAAGGCAGGAGGAATAACTAGAGAAGAATATGATAAAGCTATAAAAGATAATCCTTCTCTAGGAATGAAAGATAAAACTACTGTATTAAATACATTACATACAGAAGCAGAAAAATGGCGAACTGAGATGAATAATAACCCTGCTTCCGCTATTGTTAAAACAGAAGAGTATACAGATGTAATGAACAATGCCTTTAAAGTGAAGGGAGATGGGACTTTTCTTATAGATAAAGAAGGAGCAATTAGAGCAAGTAAATATATAAATGATGCTTACGATAAAATACACACAGGAGCGTCCCGATTAGAATCAGAAAAACTTATGCCAGATGAATTTGCTAAAAAGATTTTTGATAAAGTAAATCTAGAACGTCCTGAACAACAAGTAGAAACTTATAAAAGTGTAAATTTAATGGGACCTAATGCAGCTACTAGTTTTTATACTCAAGCTATTGCTAAAAACGGTATGAAACCAAGAGATGCTAATTTATATATGAACATGGGTGAGAATGATTCGCCTACTAAACTGGCCATAGACGCTCGTATAATCTCACTTAGAAATAAATACACTGGTCCTGATGGACAAAAACAATTGATAGAGAATTTAAATGTGGCCGGAATGTTTAAATCAGACAATGGATTTAAAGAGGTAGATGAGACATTAACTAAAATGTTTAAAAACAATGACTATCTTAAAGACCTTAAAAAGGTAGCGCGTAAAGCAGGTGTTGGGGATGATCAAATCGTATTAATGTACGATACTCAAAATATCAGGTTAGCTATATTAGACGATTTAAATAATAATCCTCCTGAAGGAGAATGGTATAATGATTTAGAGGGAAGAATGCAACCTGTAGTAGATAAAACTATAAAACAATTCTTTACAAAAAAAGCAGTTGTTAGCGATGCTATCAGTGCTATTCTTCCAGAAGATTCTTCTATAGATATTGATACATTAAAAGCTAATGCTTCATCTGCATTAGATTCAATCAAAGAAGGATTAAAAAATAATCTTTATAAACTTGATTTTTCTGAAATGACTAATCTACCAAATGCCGCCAAGAATTTAAAGGATATGTCTCAAAGTACAATGCAGAATATTTTTTTAAAAGAAAAAATGGACGGCTTATCTTTTGCTTCCGCAGATATTACAGGAAAAAATAACGAGTTGTATTTAATGTCTAAGAGTAATGGGGGAGTCTCTACACGCCTAAAGTTATTAAAGACAGATGGCAAGTCTGATGTATTTAAAGTAAATCCAAACGGACTTGAAAAAGACAGCTTTAATAAAACACTTTCTAGATATACTCAATCAGAAAAACTTTCTGCCCCTAAGGAAATATCTGCCCCAGTAAAATTTGCAATTGGATTGGTCAATGAATTTGAAGGGTTTAGTGAAAATCCTTATCCTTCTGTTGAAGGTGGAGAAATGTCTGTAGGATACGGCACAAAATTTAAAAAAGGAGAAACTCCTTATAAAATGACTAGAGAAGATGGCATTAGAAAAAGAAATGTCGATCTTATAGATGCAGAAAAAACTGTCAGTAAAAAATTGACAACTCCAGTTCCCGATAAAATAAAAGGTGTTTTAGCTGATATGGTCTATAATGGAAAACCAGGTTATGCAGATGAAACTATTAAACTCGTGAATCAAGGAAAACATGAAGAGGCCATGGCAAATATTCTTAAATTAGTTAAAGTAAAAATAAATGGAAAATATGTGACTGTAGAAAATCAGGTTAAAAGAGCTAAAAGAAGAGTAGAGCTTTACAGACAAGGATTACATGAAGAAACCTATTTAAAAAAAGCAAATGAAAAAGTCTTGTTTGGCGATAAGGGGTTATTCTAATGGCATCAATTCAAGGGATATTTCAAGGGATATTAAATCCATCTTCGGAAACTATTGATCCTCAATTAGAACAACGCGCTTTAATTGATCAATCCGTAGTAGCCCCTGAAACTTCTTCATGGGCCAAGAGAGAGTTCTGGGACACAGTACAATCTAATCCCTTCTATAATCTATTGGGCGCAGGAATATCTTATGGAGAACCCAAACAAACTCAAGAACAACTAGAGGTAATACACCCCGATATGCCCGAAAGATTTTTTGAAGGTGGTGCTACTGCATTTCAAGCAGAAATGATTGTAGATAAACATAATCAAAAATTACAAACAGAAGAAATGAGACAGTTCTTACTTGGCGATAATCCAGATTGGATTGATAGTTCTAGTATGTGGACTATGGGAGCTGCAATTGATCTTGCTGGAGGTCTAACAGACCCTTTAGTATTATCAATCTTTGGTAGAGCAGGACAGCTTGCAAATGTACTTAAAGCTCCTTTAACTAGCATTGCCCCTACTTATATGGCAAAAATAGCGGGTTCTAGGGCAGCGTCCTTATTTGGACACGAGCTGGCCGTAAACGTGATAGGAGAAACTGCCGCAATGTACCCTTTAAAAAAGGCTGTACTTGATGAATACACAAGAGGAGAAGAGACTACTCTTATTGGAACAGTCGAAGGTGCTATCGGTTCTGCTGTTGCTTTTGCAGGATTGAAATATGTAGGCGGTGGATTATTTGGAGCAGCTAAAAATTCAGGAAAAGAATTTGTCAATAAACTAAGAGAAGATAACTTTTTAAAACTTAAAGATAAATCTAATGCTCATATTAATTCTGAGTCAGCTAATGAGGCAATATTTAAAGAAGCAGCGGCACATACTGTATCGGCAGAAATGGGTAGTCCTCTTTCGTCTGTATCAGAGAGAATGTCTGCTAAAGCATTTACTGGAGAAAGGAATATTGTATTTAATACTGCTAAAGCATTTACTGGAGTCTTTGAAAAGACATCTGGTAAGTCTGATTATTTAGGAGAACGATTTGGAGATACTCATGTATTTTCATCGGACCCAAATGCTACTCAAGGTATGTTTGATTCTATTGCAAAAGATGGGAATAACTATGAGATATATGGACATGACGGAAATATAAAAACTATTGATCTTGATAACGAAATAATATTAGATCATCAAGAGATATTAGATATCATAGAAAACCCTTTAAATATGGGAGTAGGATTCTTAGACAAGATCACTGATGAATCTACTTTGGCACAAGTATTTAAAGAGATTAATAATTACGCAAAAGAAAACGGTATGTCTGGAAAAGACACAGTAGAAATGTTCAATGAGATTAATAAAGTATTTAAAGCTGATGGCATAGAAGGAACAATACATACTGAGGAAATGGGTAAAACTAAACACTCTGTACTATCTATTTTCGATGATGCTTTAAAAGGAGAACATCTTGAAAAAGTCCATGAAGGACAATCTGACAATCCTATTAATCCGACTCCAGAAGAACAAACTAATCTAAGAACTACGGAAGATGTTAATTTAGGAGAAGGTAAAACTATTCCTATGGAAGATTCTATACCCGAAGACGATTATTACGATGGCGATCCTGCTTTAGAACTAGATATAAAGTTTTGGAATAGTCCAGAATTTGAATCTATTCCTCATGTCACAGACGAAATTCCTGATATGGTCAAAAATATAAAGGAAAAATTAGAAGATGTTTTCGCCGAAGTTAAGCAATCGCAATCATTAAGCAAAATAATAGCTATACAGGAAAGATTTCACGGCTCTGATAAGTTATTTGAACAGTTTAAAGACGACTTCGCTGGACATAGAAACGGGGCTGTAATTGGGAGAGGCCATTACTTCGGTAAAAAAAACCTGGCGACCAGTTTTAGTAGCGGGGGTTTCTTGTACGAATCTACTATTCCAGATATTGCAAACCTTATCGAAGCGGATAAATTTATCACTAATCAAAGTCCTGAAATAAAAATAAAGATAGAAAAAATGTTTGAAAAAAATCCTGAATTAGATTCTTTTATACAGAGTAAACTGAAGATAGACTTTTCTACAAGAGAGGAAATTTTAGGTTTGCAATTATACGAATTAACTAGGGATTTTTTAGTGCAGGAGGGAGGCAACCCAAGTACATCTGGGGAAATTCAGGCGGGGAAATTCTTAGCTGACAACGGAATCAAGGGAGCCACTTGGCTATATGACCAGCCCAATGAACACACTGTAATTTATAATGCTGAAGACATTAAGATAAAAAGTATAAATGAAATAGAACTAGAGAAAATTCAAGAAGAAATAGATGCAGTTAAAAAAGAATATGCAGATAATTCTCCTGAACAAGAAAACGAAGTCGCAAAGGCAATAGAAAATTGCCTAAGGAAACATTAATGACAACTCCATGTGAATTAGGTGTAACTGCCCATTATCCTGACAAGGACGCAACCAAATTAAAAAGTTCTATTAAATATATTAATAGTGTTAGAGAAAATATAACTGATCGAGGAGTGCTTAGATCATTTATTGATTCTTTTTCAAAAGCTAGAGGATTAGAAGTTGGGTTAAAATTATTAACAGAACTAGATACTCTTGGAAAGTATGCATTGAATGTAGATAAGATTCTTCATAAACAGTGGGGAGGAGATCATATTCAGGCCGCCCTTAGTTTAATGGAACAGACCTCATCAGTTGTTAAAGGATCAGGGATAAATGTAGAAGGGCTTACTCAAACAAAACAAAAAGCATACTGGGGTTCTGTAAATAGAGACATAGAAGCAATAGGGTTTGCTAGAGAATTTAGATCAGGAGTTTTTGATGTTCCCATTAGAGAAGTAATATTTTCAGGAAAGAAATATGAAGGGGTAGGAGCAGATAAGATAAATCAAACTGCATCAATTCTTAGAAGACATTATTCAATAATCAATAAAGAATTAAATGGAGCAGGATTAAGAGTAGCCTATGTATCAAATTATAGTGGGGCCATGACACATGACGGATCATCTATTTATGGAAATAAATTAGAGTGGTTTAAATCACTGGATAAACATTTACAATTTCATAAAGAATTTCCAGAAGTTCCAACTAGAGATATTATTGAATTTCAAAACATGATTAAATCTGGAGAAGCGTTGCCTGAAACAGCTACCAATAAAGTTCATCAGATTTTAGATTACTCATATAAAAAAATTACAGCAGAAGAATCGATGCTACATGATGAAGTACCTAGTTCTTTAGCTACTACAGTATCTATTGCAGAAAGACGATCTAGAGCAAGATCATTTACTACTTGGAAAAGTGGGGAATCAGTACAGTCATATTTAAACCAATTTGGAAAACACAAAACGTTAGCATCGCAAATGCAAAACTATAGTCACATGGCAGCTAAAGATATAGGACTAGTGACTATATTTGGAGCGTCTCCAAAAAAAGGTTTTGATATGGTTAAAACTTTAACCTCAAGACAATTAAAACTACAGGGCAAAACTGATCTAGAAATAAGCCATTCTATTAAGCAATTAGATATTGCATGGAACGGATTAATAAGACCTAAAATACCGCCTCCTACAAAAGTAGGTAGCTTTCTAATGGACGTTAGAACTATAGCCGCACAAGCTAAATTAGGAACGGCTGGAATAACTTCTATTATAATGGACCCTGCTGCTACAGCAGTTCAACATAGAAATTTAATGCAAGAAGGATTTATAAGTTCCATGTTCAATACGGCTAAATTCTATATACCATCTTTACTAGAATCGGCCATGCATGGGGGCAACTCTTTATCTGATTCTTATTTATTTTCTAACCATGATATTATGACAAGCCATGAAGAATTATCCGCTATGAATGGTGGGAGTTGGTTATCGGGAAAACTTAGACAGTCTGGAGAATTTATTTCTAAAGCAAGTGGAGCATACTATTTTAACAAAACTGCTCATATAGTAAATGCTAAAATGTATCTGACATATTTGGCAGATGCAGCCAATGGGAAGAAGATTAATAATATTATGATGGCCGATCTTGGCAAGTTTGGGATAACTCAACACGAAGTAAACATAACTGCTAAATTAGGTTTAAATACTAAAAATGGAATGAGAAATATTTTTAGAATGGACGTACATGAATTTATGGAATTGAATCCAGAAATGAGTGATCCAATTAAAGCTGAACATCAACTAGCATCGTATAAAGAAAGAATGGGGCAATGGCTATTACATAAAATTAAAAGTGGCGCGCCTATTCCAGGAAATAGAGAGAGAAGAATTTTACTTGGAGATACAACTCCAGGTTCTTTAGAAGGAGAAGCTAGAAGATTTTTAATGCAGTTTAAAGCTACTCAAACAAAAGTTTTTCTAGATACAACTATTGGAGCAGCTAGAAGATTAGACCCGTCGGGTATTCAGGGTGGAAAAGTCAACTGGACCAATAAAGAAAGTTTATACAATATGGGTGCAGTTTTTGGGTCATTTACTGCGGCAGGTGCACTTAATATTTTAATAAATGCCGCGATTACTGGAGACAAAGAAACTCTTAGACGCTTTCAAGAAAGAGATATTTCTCTTCTTCCAGAAGCAATGGCCAGAGGAGGGGCGGCAGGTGCTCCTGGGGATTTACTTTCTTGGAAGAGTAACAAAGCCGAGCTAGGAGCACAGCTATTAATATCTCCTGCAACAGGGGCTTTGTTACAACCTTTTGTATCGGCTAAAACGGCTATGGAAGGAAACCCTGCCAAGGGTGCTTTAGATTTAGCTAAGACATATGTTCCTGGAGCTAATTTATTTTTTCTTAAACCATTTGTACAAGGAATGACTGACGCGGCGGCCAATCATACACATCATAGTAGCAATTTTAAAAGTAGTGGTTTATAATTTTTATTAATATTGTTGTTTTTTTAAAAAGGATATTTATATGTCAGAAATTATATCGCAATTAAATCATAGTGTAGATCAAATAGGAAGCACGACTGTCGTAGATACAGTGCTTACTTCAGTTGTTGTCGGGGGTACTTCACCGACTTCGACCCTTATATTAAGACCCACAAGCGGAGTTGGAGTTGATGGATCAGATATCATTTTCCAAGTAGGCGATGATGGAAATCTTGAGGCAATGAGAATTGATAATACTGGGAATGTTGGTATTGGTATTAATCCAGTTAGTGCGCAATTGCACGTTCATGATATCAATTCTGGACTTATTTATGGGATTAAAAATGATTATACAAATACGGATGTTGCAGGAAGTGGTATTTACAACCTAGTAACAACTCGCAAATCTACTACCACTTCAGGAACAACCATAGGATTAAGTATCACGAACAAAGTCCAAGTTGATACTGGAATTGTAAATACTTCGACTATTTACGGTATTGCAAATTCGATACTGAGAAATGACTTGTCAGTGGGGACAGATGACAGCGGTGCGGTATCTATTATTTATGGGACTAGAAATTTTTATGGTCACGACAATGTAAATGTTAGTGCTACACCTACCACTACATCGGTATACGGAATCCAATTGTCTCCGCAAATCGAAACAGGTACAATTGGAACTCTTTACGATATTTACATTTCCACACCATCAACAGGTGGAACTATATCTGGAGAGCATTACGCTATTTATCAGGCCGACGCTTCAGCTGAAAGTTATTTTGCTGGATCAATTGGTATTGGTGCAGGTATTGCCGGAACCGAAACCCTTAGAATTGCAAAAAACTTAACAGGTGGAACTTCTGCCTACGGCACATACAGTCCTTCCCTTGTAAAGTCAGATGTAACCTCGTCAGCCTATCTTCATGGGACACAACCCTCGACTGACGCAGCAGCATTTGTTCTTGGATCACTTCTCCACTATAGCGCAGCCCAAGGGACAATCGGTGCTGGTTCATCAGTTACGAATCAGTACGGCTTTAATGCGAGTTCAACATTAATAGGAGCAACAAACAATTTCGGCTTTCTTTCTAACCTAGCAGCAGGAACTGGACGATGGAACTTTTATGCTGCCGGTACTGCGGATAATTTTTTTGCTGGGGGAGTTGGTATAGGAACAACTGCTATAACTACAGGTGAAAAACTTAGAGTAGGGGGGAATTTGACCGGAGCTGTTACAGAAAACTCTATAATAAATGCGCCAGCGATTCAGTCGGATGTAACATCGTATGCAGCTGCATACTCATCATTACCGTCAACTCAGGCGGCAGCTTTTAATCTTACTACCTTGAATCACTATACAGCATCCCAAGGGACAATCGGTGCAGGATCATCAATTACGAATCAATATGGATTTAATGTTAGCTCAACACTGACAGGAGCAACGAACAATTTTGGATTCTGGTCTAACATAGTAGCCGCTGTAGGACGATGGAACTTTTATGCTGCTGGTACTGCTCTTAACTACTTCGCTGGAAATATTTTAAAGTCTCAACCAACTCCGTCAACTGCCGACTCAACAGCTACGATAACAGTAGCTCAAATTGCCACAAGAATTATTACATCTACTACAGCAGCAGCGGTATCAATGACACTTCCAACTGGAACACTTACAGATATTGGATTTCAAACTCCACCTAACGATGCTTCTCACGATTGGACAGTAATCAATACTGGAGCAACAAACGCCGTGACAATTTTGGCAGGAGTAGCTCATACAGTAGTTGGAAATATGACAGTAGCTTTAAGTAGTAGTGCTACTTTTAGAACTAGAAAAACAGCATCGAATACTTACATCACTTATAGGATTTAATCATGTCATGGGTAAAACAAAAATTTAGAAAGATTTTTTACAAAGAACCCAAAGGAAATGGTGAGCCTATCTTTACAACAATTAATAAAAAGAAATTTGATTTTGAAGCATGGAGTGGTCTGTTCGCAGACCTCTCCCATTGGGAAGAACACTTCGATGTAGAGGCTTATGATTGCCCCATTTTGATTAATAAATGCTCAGACGGTATCAGCTATATAGACTCAACTCATGTACCTAGAAAGAAGGCTTGTGCAGTTAAGGGCATCGTTTATTCTGGTTATCATTTTTACGAATGTGACGATGATCCAATAAAGCAAGCAAACTTTTACATCATTACTCACGGAGCTTTTGAGGTTAATCCTATTTTAGATTATGAAACTAACGGGTCACAGAACGATAAAGATTTGAAAAACAGTAAAGAAGATTGCTTAAAGTTTTTAAAGCACGTTCAATTAATTACTGGAAAGACTCCAATCATTTATACTGGATTAGCGTTAGCGAAATTCTTGCAAATGGATTCGAGATTTGCAGAGTTTCCTTTGTGGCTTGCAGTTTATAGAAGCAAAAACAATCCTCCTATGCCTCCTTCTCCGTGGAATACTTTCTTTGCTTGGCAATATTCTGATAAAGAAAAGATTGCTGGCTGTGGAAATGCCGATGCTAGTATTTATAACAAGCAAATGGATTTATTCAGTCTGAATAAATAAGGGGCTTTATGAAAAAATTAAGCATAGAATTAATTTTATCTATAATGCTGGCCCCTTTTATTATCTGGTTCTGTACTTTTGTAGCTTCTACTTACAGAATAGAGGCAAGTATGGAAAATACAAAGAGCGACATCACTGAAATTAAATCTGATATTAAGTACATAAAAAATTATTTATTAGAAAATAAGAAGTAATATAACTTCATTTACAAGGAAAGTAATATGTTTAGTCACGAAATGAAAAAGTCACTTTTGGAATCTAAAATTGAAGACCTTCCAGTTTTAGCTGTTGAATTACTATTAGAACCCTCCCTTAAAAAAGTTGTAGCAGACTCTACTAATTTAGTAGACGATGCTGTAATGGCAATGGTCTATCCTCCATTGAAACTAGAGCTACATAAGATGTTAGCTAAATTATTTGAAGAGTTAAAAAAATAATGTGGGCAAAAGTTGGCACAGTCTTTTTAAACTGGATACTAACAGTAGTAATTATGCCTGTGCTATACTTTGTCTACGATGTTTATAGATTAAGAAAAGTAAATAAAGAGCTTAAATTGGCAGTAGAGAATTTGAAAAATGCAAAGACTAAAAAAGACATTGACTCTGCTTATGATAATCTTCCTTAGTGGATGCGATGATTTCCCTAAAATTCTTCCACAGGAAAGATGCCTCATAGTTCTAGAATCTGATGAAGGCCCATACTGCCGTTGTCATTTATATGAATGGAATACGGATAGAATTGGAAAAGTTGGAGACTCTAAAGATTACGATATTATGAAATGTAATAAGTTAGTGGGTTTCTCTCCTGAATCTACAGGCACTATTTATCTTTGGCAGGAAGAAGTTAGGTTATGGCTCAAGAGAAAAGGAAAAAATAAATGAGTAATCCTATTGATACTGGAAGTTTAAGCACTTCAATAAGCACAAAAATATCTGGTGGAAATAGCACTGATGTACCTTTAAGTGTTGCCTCATTTTTCACAGGAGAGTGGGAAGTAACAACTAATTTTACTACTTTAGTTTGTTCTTTAATAACAGATCAAGTCGGTATTTTATTTCTAGAATTTTCTCCTAATGGAACTGATGTAGATGATTCTATCCAGTATGTAATAAATGCAACAGAATACGAATCACATAGAATAGTAATAAAGCAAAAATATTTTAGGGCAAGAATATTCAATGCCGCTGTAGTGGACCAGACTTATATTAGATTACAAGTCACCTATGGTAATCATCCTCTCCAATTAGTTCCTTTAAATGGAATTGTACAAATTGATTCAGATGCACTTTTAACTAAAGCAGTAATTAATGGCACAGATATAGGTGGAGCAATTGTTCCAATTGAAGTTATTTCTGGAGCAGTAAGTGTTACTGGAAATGTTAAGTCTGGGCTGAGTATTAGAATGAAAATTTCTAATATTGTAATAAACGACGTGGCTTCAATTATACCTCCGTTGTCATTGGAAATGAGAAATTCTATTCTAATTGAAAATAAAGGACCAGATTCAGTATTTATTGGAGAGAGTGACGTAACTGCATCGGGACCAGAAGAGGGATGGGAGATATTACCTACAACTTTTTTCTCTACTGATGTAACAGATGCAATTAGTATCTATGCAATATCTCCTATAGGTTCAACAAACATTTTAAAAATAATGGAGTTAGCATAATATGGCAATTAGTAGTCCCGTCTTTAAACCCATTGTTTCCACTGGAGCATTGAATCTTACAATACTTGAGCTGATTACTGTTGCCAATCAAGCCACATTAACATTGCCAGTAAATACCAAGGGGCTAATTCTACGCTCTAGAGTAGCTTGTACATTAAAAATTTCAGAAACACTTAGTGGACAATACATTACTGTTAAACCTTATTGTATTTTTACACTTGAAAATTTAGAAACATCAGGTAAAATTTTATATATTGAGAGCAGTATACCAATCATTACGATTGAAGTATTAATAACTCATGGATAGGAGTTTTTATGATTAATTTAGACGAAGTACGTCCCTTAGATTTTATAACTGATGCAGTAGATGTTTCAGGTTCAGTAATTGCACTTGATTCTGCAACTTTGGCAGCTCTTGAAAACTTAACAGTTATTGCTACTGATTTTGATATTAGAGATTTAGTTTTCGCTACAGATAAAGTAGACGTTTCAAACTCGGTTATTGCTCTTGACGCTGCTACTTTAGCTGCACTTGAAACAGTCAGCATGGTGGAAGCGGGTTTTGGATCGTGGAAAGCATCAGCACACGCTGTTAGTTCGGTGGTTTCTCAAATTGCCTCAACACCTTTAACAGCCAGAGTAAGTGTTACTATCCAAAACCTTGGTGATAAAGATGTTTTTATAGGTCAATCAAATTTGGTAACAATTGTAACTGGAACAAAAATTGCAAAATTCTCTTCTTTTTCTGAAAAACTTGCAGCAGGTGCAAACATTTGGGTGCTAACAGCTTCTGGGGTAGCGGATTTAAGAAT